CAACCAGTTCAACAACAAGTTCAACCAGTTCAACAACAAAATCAACCAGTTCAACAACAAGTTCAACAAGTTCAACAACAAAATCAACCAGTTCAACAACAAGTTCAACAAGTTCAACAACAAAATCAACAACAACAAGTTCAACAAGTTCAACAACAAAATCAACAACAACAAGTTCAACAACAAGTTCAACAACAAACTAACAAACAAAACCAACAACAAGGTGGAGAAATTATAAGTGAACAAAATCAACAACAAACTAATCAACAAAAACAACAACAAGTTCAACAACAAAAGCAACAACAACAAATCCAACAAGAAAATATTTATCCTGAAGATATTTTACCTAATAAAGCAGAACTTCCAGTTGAAAAACCAGTAATTGAGACCCTTGAAGGTGGTAAAAAAATGGGACGACCAAGAAAAATTAAATCTTTAGCAAAACAAGCATTAGGTAAAAAAAATGTGTGGGCTCAAGCAGTCAAACAAGCAAGAGAAGCTTTAGGCATTCAAGGTTTCCAACCAGTTAAAAAAGGTGGTCTTTTATATAAAACAGCACAAGCATATTATACTACATTAAAAAATTAAAGAAACTAAAATTGATTATTATATAAATAAAATAAAATAGAATCATTATGTCTAATTATAAATTAACAGAACTGTTTCCACATATAGATGATGAAATTATTCACTACGCTTATATAGAATCGGGTGGTAATTTAGAAAAATCTATCAATTTATTATTACAAATGATTAAAGATACAAAATATGATGAAGAAAATTTAAGTAAAATTAATTTTGAAATTCAAGCAATTGAAAAAAATTTTTTGAATAAAACTGAAGAAATTGAAGAAATTGAAGAAAAGGATAATGAAAAAGAAGCAATAAAAGAGATTATTGAACAAAATGATAGGCAAATTGCTCAAGAACTACATGATGAAATTTTATGTAGAACTATTCAGGATATTCTTCAGGTTGATTATAATAATAATCAAGAACAAAATAAGAAAAAATCAAAAAAAAATAAAGAAAATATTATGAAAAAATTTAGTAAAAAATTTAAAGAATTATTTTCTAAAATGTCATGTTCATGTTATAGTGATGTTAATCATCGTAGAGGATACTCCAATATGGAGAATAATTTATTAGATGAAGAACCAGTGCGTGAATATAATATTAATTCATATATCGATGAAATGCCTAATTCTGAAGAAAATCAAAATTCCCCTCGCTCAATTTCTCCCAGTGAAATTACATTAATTGAAAATGAACCAATTGAAATTCAGGATGTTTCTAAACAAACTTCTTTAAGTGAAATAAATATTTAAAATAAAAAAAAATATATATTAATTATTATATCGTAATGGATTCTTATTCTGAAAATACTGAATGGATTGATATTTCTGAAGAAATCCAAAATGTTAAATTTCAGGAAACACAATCTCCTATAATGGAGCAAAATGATAACACCGAGGAAAAAGTATCACGAGATACTCGAGAATTAATTGATAGTATTGTAGCAAATATTGTTGATAATGCGATTGAAACCGCACAAACTGATTTATATACAGAAGTAGAAACTTCATCTCAAAATATTCCTAAAGAGAAAGAACAAGAAGAAAATAATAATGGTTTTTATTATGATGTATTTAAATTAGTATCTGTCCTTGCTGGATGTAGATTATTTTTTGAATTTATTGAATGGGCTAATTAAACATATATAAAAATGAATTCATATTAAATATTATATATATATTTAAAATGACTTTACCTTGTCTCAATTCCAAATCCGGTAGAATTGAATTAATTATCGGTTGTATGTATGCTTCAAAAACGAGTACTTTACTTTCTTTTTATCATAAATATAAGGCACTTGATAAAAATTTATTGGCAATTAATTATGCTGATGATACACGTTATGGAAATGGTATAATTTCAACACATAATCATGCATCAATTAAGGCTGAATGTGTTAAAGAATTAATGCCATTATTAGAAACAGATGATTATGAAAAGAGTGATGCTATTTTTATTAATGAAGGTCAATTTTTTAATGATTTATATGATTTTTGTGTTCAAGCTGCGGATATTGACAAAAAAACCATATTTGTATGTGGTTTAGATGGTGATTTTCAAAGAAAACCTTTTATTAATATTACAAATTTAATTCCCATGGCAGAATGTGTACATAAATTACATAGTTGTTGTGTATTTTGTAAAGATGGAACTCCTGGAAATTTTACTAAAAGAACTATTAATTCTACAGAAAGAATTTGTATTGGGGGTTCGGAAAGTTATGTTGCTGTTTGTAGATATCATTTTCTACAGAATTAGATTTCTATATTTTCCATTTGAGTTGCTACTTCATGTACTGTAATATTTTCTGTTTGAGTACTACTTTCAGTTTTAGGTGGTTTATTTGGCATTTCTCTTAATAAATGTGTTCTATCATAATATTTTGGATTAATTAATTCAGAAAAAATACAGAAATATATTGCTAAATCCCATTTTCCGATATATGGCATATTTCCTACTTGATATAATCCTCGTCCTCTTATAATAAAGATATATTCTTTGACATCTTTACATAATTTTTTTTCAAAATCTGTCATATTTGGATTATCAAGATCTATTTTGGTTATTGCTAAAATTGTATCTCTGTATACACCAATTGTATTTTTTACAGTTAATTTATCTAAAGTATCTTCTAAATCTCCTTTTATAAGTTTAATTTTCTTATAATTAAATCTGTCATTTTGCATAAAATATAAAATTTCTTCTTGTCTTTGACTCATTATTATTACAATAAACTATATGTTATAATTTCTATTTTAACGAACATTTAAAATGGTGCTGGACCTGGAACAATTTCTTCTTTAAATATTCTTTTTGGAACATGATAATATGGTAATAACACCGCAAATAATCCAGAAGCAACTATAAATACTCTGGCATATCCTACTTTACTTTTTTCTTTCTTATCAATAAGAGTTGTATCTACATACAGATATAAGGTGACTAATAAACCACCAATAATTGCCAATACAATTGGGTTTTTTAGAATGTTTTCATTCAAAAAATCTAGTTTCATTTTGTTTATATATATGAAATATAAAATAAAACATATAAATATACTAATGATGTTTTCTCGCACAAGAAAAATCAAATCCACAACTTAAACCAATTATTACATAAATTATGAATAAAATTACTAGAAAAATTAGACATCCACGTATCGCATTCTCTTTACATAATTTTAATCTTAAATTTCTTGCTCTACGCTGAAAGTTAAAAGACGATTCATTTAAATTATCTGATTTATCTATTAACACATCTAATTGTTCACCACGATCTAAAATTCTATCTATATTATCACTCATTGTTAATTTTACACCATCAATTGTACGACGAATATCTTCTATTTTTTCATCGTCATTTCTATATTCAATATTGTTATTATTAAGCATTTTGACTTTTTATGTAAAATAGAATTTCAATTTTATTTTATATATTAAATCTATATAGAAATGTTTAATCAAAATCAAGGATTTCCTTTTAAAACACATATGCCATCTAGAAATTCTAACCAAGATACTGTCATTTCATCTAGTGGGGCTGAAAAAAGCAAAAAATCACAATGTATTGTTGTTGATTCTAGACATAGAAATACTGTTGTATTTCCAAATCCAGGAAAATTTCAAGTTAAATTTAATGCTAGTGATAAATTTGTTGGTGCTAATGTTGGATATACTTTAAATAATGTATATACCGTCCAATTAACTGAATGTCTATTACCTAAAGGATTTGAAGATACTTATCCATATCTTGTTTTAAAAATACCTGAACTAGATAATTCTCTTGAAGGAACTAATACTATTTTAGGTACTTCTTTTGCTATATTAATTCCTGATAGAATTATTGGTAATACTGTACATTGTCGAGTTAATGGACAATGCTATTGTTTTAAAAAATTTATTCCTACTTTAGCATCTTTAGGTAAATTTACTATTGAAATTTATACACCTGATGGAACTCTTTATGATTTTAAAGGCACTAAGAATGTTGATGATGCTAGTATTCAAAATATGATGATTTTTGAAATTGTTATGAAAACATTATCTCGTAAAATGTTCAATGAAACTATAGTATAAAAAAAAAAATTACTATATTATAAGTAATGGTTATACAATATTTTTATGATAAATTATTAATATTTGCTAAATTATCTCCCGCATTTTATTTCTTAATCCCTACTATCGTATATATTAGAAATTATAATGAAAAAGCACTAAAATATCTTAAGGGATTTATATTTTCTGAATTTGTTAATAAAATTTTAAAACATTTATTTAAAATGCCAAGACCAGATAAAGCTGAAAATTGTTCTATTTTAGATAAAACACCATTCTTATATAAATCATATGGTATGCCATCTGGACATAGTCAATCCGCATGGTATACTTGGATTTTCTTCGCATTATTTATCTGGTATAACACTTCATATAGTGTTACTATTAAACTTGGATGTATTTTAATCTTCTCTATTATAAATATGTTTGTTAGTTATTCTAGAGTTATCAATCATTGTCATACATTTTCACAAATTATATTAGGAGGACTTATTGGTGCTAATATTGGATATTCTGTATATCATTATTAATTACTTATTATCTCTCCATTTTACTTTAGCATCATTCGCATAAGGATTCTCTATCTTATCAACTAAAGGTAAATGACCTAAAAACATTCTACGACAACAATATCTATGAATACCTAAATTATCTAATATATCTCCTACTACTGGTTTATCTGTCTTCTCTATTTTTGGATATTTTTCTTTTACTTTTTGTTCATAATCTAAAACTTTATGACCAATAAGTTTACCACATGTGAAACATCTTGGAGGAAAAATCATTATTTATATTTATTATTTTTTTATCATATTCAATTTTATTATTTTAATAATCATCACCACGACTTAATATCTCTACTTTATCTTTATGTATCATTAATGTATGCTCAAATTGAGATACAAAACTTCCCTTTTTATCATAAAGCGGTGGATAAGCATTTATTATATTTCGTTCAACTAAATCTTGTAAGGTTTCTTCTACCTTTTCTTTCTCTAAAATATCCCAACAATTAAACCAACGTTGACAAAATGGTAAAGTTGACCTTTCTTTATATAATCGTTTTAAAAATACTTTTCGATGTTCCATTAAACCAGAAAATCTTTTCGGTTTTTGATTTAAATAATCTACCATAAAATGACTACATTCACCCATTTCAACTGTTTTACCACTACCTGTTGTCGCAAAAGTTTCTATAGCATATACTTCCCCCTCCTTCATTTTTGCATTATAATGAGGAAGATTTATTATTGGTACTGCTTTCTTAGAATGTATTTTATATTTATCTATTTGATGACCACATAAACTACGAACTGGCTTTATCGCATATCTTTTATTATTTAATTCAATCTCATAACTATTTATTACTTCTTCTATCGCAATACTTATTTCATTTATACGAGCATCACATCCTGCTAACCTTAATCCTGTATTTGTCGCATCCTTTGAAGCATTTAATAAATTATCATATTTTTTATCAAATGATACTGTCCAAGCTGAATCAATTATATAACCATTTATATGAACACCAAAATCTATCTTACAAATATCATTCTTATTTATTATACGTAACTCATTTTTACTTGTTGGAGTCCAATGAGCAGCACAATTATTTATTGAAAATCCACATGGAAATCCTATACCACCCTTTAAAGGTTCTTCTTTATTAAATTTTGTTAATTCTCTTACATTATGTTCTATCTTTTCACAAATATCTATTACTTTTGTCCCTGGTTTAATATCATCTTTTACTAAACCACGAACTTTTTTATGTATTTCCGCAGCTTTTCTTAAACTTTGGATTTTATCTTCCATCTTTTTACATATTTAGAAAAATCAATTTTTATTTGTATTTACTCTTATTATTTGAGCCAATCCACTTTTTAATCGGATTCCTGTATATTTATAACCTTTTCTTAATCTTCCAGCATTACCCCCAATTTGAATTATTCCCTTATGTTTACGAACTTTTTTTGTTTTCTTACTACCCCCATGAGTTATTGTTGAGTCTACTGTTTCATCAAGACTAAATTCGGTTATTCTACCAACATGACGATTTATATTTGTATAAATCATATGTGTACCTTCAACTGTTATTTTACTATTAGGAGTATTAGTCAAAAATGCTGTCTTAAAAGCAGTTGAAGGATTACATAAAAATTGACAATTTGAAACAGGTGTATCTTTTGTCACAAGATAATCTGATATTTGTGGATAAGAAATTTTTGATAAAATGCTTGGATCACCTCGACAGTTGTTAGAACATAACGAATCAAATACATCCTCTACCAGAAAAGCGTTCAAAGAACTCTGTGTGTTAAATGCATCATACATATGGTTTGTTAAACTATTAAATTCTCCAGGATTAGATATGTTTGTTGGATCGATTGGAAAAGTACCTACTAATAGCGTTGGCTCGGTGTTATGTATATTTAATTTTAATATTTCATTATATAATGCCGGTAAATCACTTGACTGACAGTATTGCATATCAATATTTATTAAATTAAGTTTTACTGTAGAATTAACATCCTTACCACCAATTTTTAGTTGAGATTTATAACCTACTAATACATCCTCATTTAAATAATTAGTTTTTATTTTTAATTCAACTTTTTTTTCACCTTTTGGTGCTATAATTTTTATTCTATCATTTCTTAATTTTGGTTTATAATATATTGCTAATCCAGTTGATGTTGAGGAGTGTTCAATAAAACCATGTCCTTTTAAATAAAAATTTAACCAACTTCTTTGAGATATAATATAATCATTTATATAATCCTCCTTATCATCCATTCTTTGTTTTAATTTATATCTATAAAAAGCAGATTCATCTACTATATTATTAAAACTATCCTCATACATTTTTTTATGAATGAATGTTTCCTGTAATCTATTATCATTTCCGAACTTGGCTTGTGTTGTTTTATCTTTCTTTACAAAAACTTGACCTAATAATATATCAAATATTCTAGCAGAATATTCCCTGAATTCTTTTTCTTCTGCTGGTACACTTTCTATGAAAAATCTTAATTTTTCTTTATACCCACCTTGTTTTTTTATATTATCGAGCGTATCTAGATGAGTCTTTTTACTTTTACCTATTACTTTGCCAAGTTTTTTACCTAGCCAATTCTTTTTACCTAGATCTACATCTTTTCCCAATAATTTAGTTAATATATCATCACCAAAATTACCATATCTTGATATGAAATATTCCCAAAGATCATCCACTACCCAATTTTTAAGAGCTTTATTATCAATTTCTCCTATATTAGTTTTATTTATATCGGTTGGATATTGTTCCATATTGTCATGAGTTTTTCCAGATTCTATTTTCTTTGGTGAACCGCTTTTTCCAAATGGCTTATAAGTGTCGTTCTCTCCAAAAACACCTAATATTTTTTCATTTTCATCCCATGGTGTTAAATTATGCTCATTATATAAATCATTATTATAGGTTGGGTCTTTAATTTTTTGAAAAATAATTCTGAATATTGTACTAATACTATTTCCAAGTTGGTACTTCTGCTCCTCATTTAATGGTTGTCCGGCACTCAATACACTGTCTATATTAAAATAATCATTAAGAGGATCTCCTGCGTCAAGACCAGTACTACTAGTATTCGGGACAAAAATTGGAAAATTTCCCATATCCCCTACTTCTCCCTCTCTCATAAAAGATTCATCATCAAAAGCATTAAGTAAATTTCTCCAAATCTCTATAAATTCTTCAAATATATCTGCATTATTAGATATTGGATCTTTACTATGATAAGTTTTATTTACTTTAACTTTATCTGATTGTAAATCTGTTAAATGATTAGTTCCCTCACCACCAACTTTATAGTACACACGTGGATTAAGAATACTATTAATATCTCTTATATCATCATTATTTTTTATGCTTTTAGTTTTTTCAGCCTTTTTCTTGTCAAACAATTCTAATAAACTAGATCTAATCTGTTGATATGACCATTTAATTTGATTATATTGATATTTTGCGTTATAATCTCCTTTTCTAGGAGTATGATTATGTTCTGGAGCAACACCATCATGTATATTTAAAATCCGATAACATTCTTCTTGAATCCATTTTGTAGGATTAAATTCTTCTATTTTATTATCTTCTAATGGTTTATCATTAAAATTTGGTAAAATATATTTAACATAATACCTTGGTTTTAATTTCATTTTTTGATCATTATACTTTTCTAATGAATTACTTTTTGTAAGTGTTCGTGTATCTATCGGTATCATTCCGCTTATGGTTGCTTTGAGTTCAGTAATGGGATGGTTATCATCTTCTTCTACAGTTTCTAATTTATCTAAATGCTGTTTAAATTCTGGATTATCATCTTCTTCAATAATCTTATCAAGTTCTTGTAACATATTTTTAACAGTAAATGATATTAGAGTTGTGCTTGTTTTCGCATCCTTATTTTTCTTTTCATTTACTTTCTTTATGTATTTATCTTTTTGTTCTTGCCATTTGCCGAATTGTTTTCGGACATCTTTAGGATCTAAGAATTTATCATATTTTCCTTTTAAAGGTTTATAACCAATATAAAATCTATTAAGACTTTTTTCAACAATCTTTGTATATACTCTATCAAAAGGAACAGGTGCGTTATCAGCTAGGCTATAATCAGCTGGAGTAGGTTCAAATCTAGTTTTATAATATTCTGTTTCTTTTAATATATTCAATAAATTTAATGATTTATCTAAATTATTTTTAAATGCTTCATCATTTGCGACTGTATGTACTATTTCTGGTCGCTGTTTTATAATATTCTCACTATTGGCAAGGATAATGTTTCTATAAACATATAATTGTCTTGTTTCAAAATCATGAAGTTTTAGTTCGTTTTTCCATTCTGTATCAACTTTATTATTATAAAATTTTATTAATTCTTTAAATCCACAGTCGTATTCTACAAATCTTGCATGCGGATTAGAGAATCGTTGGTTTGGAGGCAATCTCTTCTTAAAATCATTGGGTATAAATCCACCAGCGGTGAATAGCCATCTTAATAAAAATAGAAAGGATATTTTTTTTAATAAATTTCGTGATTCTCTTAATCTCCATAAATATTGAAATATAACAATAGATTGATGATATAGACATAATTCTTCAATTTGTTTTTTATTAAGTCTATTATTATTTTTTATTGTATCACTATATGCATTTCTAAAATTAATACCTAAACGTGCGCTTGCTCCTTCTGCGAAATAGTCATTAATTAAACTTCTATATTCAACTGATTCATTTGCTTGTTGTAAACAAATTATATCTGGATTTGTTATTATGATATTATTTAATTGTTTTAGAATACTATCTTCTTCAATTTTTTTCCCGAATGGATTATATACTTTTTCACCGAGAGTAATATTAGTTTTTAATTTCGGCTCCTCATCAATGGTAAGACCTCTAAAATTATTCATATTAAAAGAAGCAACCTTTAAATTATCTTTATTGTTATTTTGATTAATATTTTCAATTGATGCTTCTTGATATAAATCTAATGCGTTTTGTGTTAAATCAATATTTTTAGAGATTAAACATTGTTGCATAATTGATTGAGGTGCTTTAATCTTTTTACAATCAATTTTTTCTTTAAGATTTATATTATAATTTCTTATTTTTTTTGTGGGTGTAACAAATTTTTTAAAATCTTTAAAGTCATGACGAAATCTCAGGTGAGTTTGTTTCCACGTCTCACAAGGAAGAATCATAAACCATTGATTTGTTTTTTTTAATTTTTCAAGTGTTTCGTGAATATCACCACGTGTTTCTTTTGTTGTTTTATATTTAAAAAATCTATAATCACCAATGGTTACTTCACTTCCATCTTCAATAAATTTAGATGTTGGCGTTGAATCAAATTCTTCTGAATCATTTCCCTGTATATATTTAGCAAAATCAAAATCTTTTGATTCTAAATTTTTTTTAGAAATTATAACCCTATATGGATCAGTACCATTATTCCTGGCTGTACGGCATAAATCGCCAAAATCGACTACAATTTCTCCTATTTGTTGTTCTTCTTGGGGAGTTTTAGTGCTCATACTAAAATAATATATATACTATATAAAGTTTTTTTTTAGTATTTATATTATCTATTAGTATAATTAACTAATAATTCGAATACTTTTTTTATTACCTGATTTTGTACTTATTATTTCTAAACATTGTGTATTTTTAGAAATATTTCCAAATGCTCTAGACAATGCGACATCTATTTTCCATAATTTATTAGAACAATCTGATGTAATTTTTTCATGAATAGAATGACCAATTACCATACCTCTTGCATTTAATAATTTTAATGTTTTATTCACTTTTTTACAATAATTTTGATCTTTAGGGTATCCATATTCTCTTGTCCAAAAAAAACTATTTTCACCTGTTATTATTTTTTTTAAAACATTATCTTGTTCTAATGTGATATTACCTAGTAAATATTCTTTAATTTTCTTATTTAAATCTTGTAATTTATAATTTTCTGCCCAATATGGAAGTAACCCTCCGTGAACAAATACCCATTTACCAATTTGAACAATACCTATACGATTATATGCTAAATATTTAGCTAATTTACCACCTGGGGTAAAAAGTCTTTTTCTTTCATAAATTCCACCAAATTGATTCATACCTTTACTACTAACATATCTAAAATCACCTAAAACATTCATCAATTCATGATTTCCTAATAAGGAAATTACTCTACCTTTATGTTTTCTTGCTCTTTGATCCATCGCATCCATAAAAAGAAGTACTGATAATTCTTTAGATACATCAACTGAACTACCTCTACCACCATAATCTAATTGATCTCCAACTTGAACAACATATGTATCTTTCCCGATCCATATATATTGACCATTCTTTTGTTTCTTTATCAATTTTGCTTTTAAAAAAATTATTTTTAATTTTTGTAAATCACCATGAACATCACCAATTGCTATTATTCTCCTAACTGATGGATATATTGACTTTAAATTTCTTTTTGATATTTTTATCTCATTTGTTCTTAATTTTTTACGAACTTTATTACAATTAAATGTTCCATTTGCATCCCAGAAACAATTTGAATACATTATATATAAATTATATATATATTAAAAATCTTCGTCTAGTCCAAACTCCATATCTTCCGCAGATTGTCCAATTTCTGCTTTTCTATATGCTTCATTTCTTTTTTCAAAAAAATTTACTTTACCATCTATACTAATCATTTCCATAAATGGAAAAGGATTTTTCGTATCATATATTTTATTATATCCTAATTGTTGAAGTAATCTATCAGCAACAAATTCAATATATTCTCTCATTAATTCTGAATTCATACCAATTAATTTACATGGTAAAGACTTTGTAATGAATTCATCTTCTATTTTAACTGCTTCATCAATAATTTGATAAACCAAACTTCTATCTACTTTATTATTAATCATACTATATAAAAGACAAGCAAAATCTGTATGCATTCCTTCATCACGAGCAATTAATTCATTACTAAAAGTTAATCCGGGCATTAATCCACGCTCTTTTAACCAAAAAATAGAACAAAAACTTCCACTAAAAAATATTCCCTCTACTACAGCAAATGCGATCAATCTAATCGCAAATGAAGATTTTTCATCATTTATCCATTTTATTGCCCAATTTGCTTTCTTTTTTACACATTCTATTTCTTCTATGGCATTCAATAATCTATTTTTCTCTTTTCTATCTTGAATATATGTATCAATTAAAAGACTATATGTCTCTGAATGAATATTTTCCATCATTAATTGAAAACCATAAAAACATCTAACCTCTGGAATTTGAACCTCATTTAAAAAACGAGTTCCTAAATTTTCTAAAACAATTCCATCACTTCCAGCAAAAAATGCTAAAACATTCTTAATAAAATATCTTTCATTTTCATTTAACTTCAAATCCCAATCATTCATATCTTCTGTCAATTTCAATTCCTCTGCTTGCCAATAACTTTTTTGTTGTTTTTTATACATTTCCCAAATTTTATCGTATTTTATCGGAAATAAAACGAAACGATTCGGATTTTCTCGTAGTATAATCTCATCTTGGTGATTATCAGTAGAAGTCATAGTGTATTTATTAATATAATGTATTTGGATAATTTTATATTAAAAATAATTATAATTTCTTAATGCGTTTATTCAATTTTCTAATATTATTATTTGTATTTTCTACCTTTCGATCAATATGATCTAATTTCTCGTTTTGAATGCTAATCTCTGAATTCATTTCATTTGACATTATAGATAATTGTTTTGTTAAAATTAACATTTCATCTAATTCATTTTCTTTATCATTTTTATTATTTATCGTTAATTCATTTTTTAAACTTGGTATATAGTCTTCTTTTTCTATCTTTGTTTTATCCAATTTAGTCTTCTTTAACGTTAAATAACCGAATATACTTTTCATAAAACTCATTTTATTTACTAATTTATAAGATTTATCTACTTTCTTATCAACTGTATCCATCTCATTATTTATACGATCTATCTTATTACCTTGGTCGTTTAAAGTACATAAAGTATCTGTAGCGATATTTGCTGTTTCAACCAAGTTTCTTTTCATATTATCATATAATTTTTGAACTTCATCCTCCTCTTTTTTAACTGAATTCATTCTATTATAATATATATTTATATGGTATATAAGTATATAGAATAATGTTTAACTTTTCATTTGAAAAATTTAATAATATGATTACACTTGATTTTGAATATGTTATGATGATCGTTTTTGGTGTTTATATTTTATTTTATTATTGTTTATGTGACATGCAGATGGGTAAACCAGATTTCAAAAACATTCTTCTCTTAGTTGGTTTCCATTCCGCACATATGTGTATTGTCAAAAAATTCTATAAACAGGGAGATACTGCAATTGCTATGTTATTAGTTTTAGCACCTATGATCCTTTATAAAATGTATAGCATATATCAAAGAAAACAACAAAAAGAACATGATATGAAAATGGCTATGATTATGGCACAATTACAAGCATTACAAGCCACACAAAAACAAGCTCAAGCTACTCATGTTTCACCCGAACAAGTTGCTTCTCAACAACAAGCAAATCCACAACAAAGACAATATAATAATTTTAATCGAAATTTACAAGGTAATCAAAATGGACAAGCACCATTGGCACATCCACCTGCGGCTGAATTCGCAGGACAAGGTATTTCTAGATCTTCTGTTCCTTCTATTCAAAATATGACTGATGTTAGACCAACTCAAGTTATTAAAACTGTTAACATTTCAGGTAAACAAGAACAACAAGTAATTAATGATATTGTTAAACAAGACGATTTCTCACCAAATTATAATAGTATTCAATCAGGTGGTATGTTCCAAGAAAAATTTTCTAATACTGATTCTACCATTGGTGTTGGTGCTTTTGATGGCAATGCTTATTTAAACCCTAGTTTCGCTTCAACTTTTTTTTAAATAAATAATTAATATACATAATGGAACAGTTTATACTAAGAAGTGGGAGTTCAAATATATTTATTATTGATAATGGTCTTAATAAGACTATAAAAAAAACTATTTATAGAAAAAGTCAAGAAAAATACGAAAAAGAATTAAAAGCGTTAAATATATTAGATAAATATCAGCACTTTCCTAAAATTATTAAAAGTATAAAACAAGATTATTCTATTTATATGACTTACTGTGGAGATAGAATTTCTTGTAATAACATACCTGATGATTGGGAACAACAAGTTCAATATATTACTAAATCTATTAATGAAACAAATATAGTTCACGGTGATATTAATCCGGGAAATATATGCGTTTTTGAAAATATTATTTATCTAATTGATTTTGGAAATATTCGATTTTATGAAGATGAGTTTTTCCTCCAAAATAATTTTCATCTATATAGAGAAAAACAACATAGAAAATTATATAATATATGTACAGCAATTTCTAGGAAAGAAGATCCATGGAAAGTTATTTAAATTTTTTATTGATGTCTACAATTTTATATCCTTTAATTATATTATAGGATATATAATGAACTCTGCTTTAGTATTTTCCGTTGTATCATTGGGTCTTCTCGCTGGAATGAATCTGGTAGAATATGATGTTTCATATGTTAAATCTAATATTGATGGACAAAATCATTTAGTTAGAAATGGTGTAGATAGACAAGAAGCCGCTGATTTAATCGCACGCATTAAATTACGATTTAAAAAATTAATTAAATACATATCTGCTAAATTTAGCACACATCCTATTTTTGGAAAAGCAGTATGGAGATTAAAAACAAAATTTAATGCTGATAATGTACAAGAATCCGCACCACATAGTAAATATACATCATTTAGTGTTAATAAAGGCGAAGAATTACATTTTTGTATTAGACCTAAGGATAAAGAACTTGCTAAAAAATTAAAATTTCACAAAATTAATACTCTTATGTTTGTTGGAATACATGAATTAGCACATATTATGTCTGTTTCATATGGCCATAATAGAGAATTTCATCGCAATTTTGTTTTCTTACTTAAACAATCTGTCAATGTTGGAATATATAAAAAACAAAATTATAGAAAAAAAAGTGAAAAATTCTGTGGTATTGATATTAATAATACACCTTTACCTGATTCTTACTTTGAAGAAAAATAAATTTATACTAAAATAATTATATTAATTTATATTATAAATTGATATGATTGTTAATACTATTAAAAACTTAGCTAACAATGTTGTTAATAAACATAAGAATGTTTTTCCTAAATTATGTACTCCTGCTAAAATTGAATATATTATAGCCATTATTGCTACTGTCTCCTTATCTATTTCTTGTTTAACTGAAACTTCTGGTTCTACTTTTAATGATGTTTGTGCTGAAATTTTACCATATATTCTTACTGCTGGTATTTATATCTGGATTTTACAAACTTTATGTAAAGGTGGTGCTTCTATCTTCTCATGGATTATTGTTCTTTCTCCTATTATTGTTTTAGTTACTAAAGTTTTAACTAAAACTGCTTATTTAAAATCTGAATTATATGAGGAAGAAGAATCATTTGATGTAGTTGACCAAATGTTAAAATCTGCCGTTAAAGGTGATGAAGATTATGATGAAGATGATGATGAAGAATATGATGATGATAACGAAGAATATGATGATGAAGATGAAGAAGATTTTGAAGACCCTGATGAAGATGAAGATTTTAAAAAAATCTTTGATGGAACTAACTAAATATATCTCTCTAAAATATATTTAACTTGAAAAATTTTATTAATTACTTATATACAATACGTAATTACTATGATTTTTAAAAATATTATTAACATTCTTGATCGTTCTAATCATACCATTATTACTATTTTTAATAATTTATGTACTCCTGCTAAAATTGAATATGTTCTTGGTATTATTGGTATAGTATCTATTTCTATTTCATGTTTAACTAACAGTTCTGATTCGAAACTTGCTGATGCTTGTAATCTACTTATTCCACACATATTAACTGTTTCTATCGCAACATATATACTTAATGCTTTATGTAAAGGTGGTGCTTCTATTGTTTCGTGGATTATTATTATTTTACCTATTATTACTATGATTATTTCTATTTGTTATAAAAAAAAACCTCAATATTTAAATACTGTTGAAAAATTTATACAAACCACTGAACATTATAATAACA